TAAATCACCTTATGCAAACCTTTGTAGTGATGTAATAAATATTAGAGCCTTTGTAAAAGCTAATCCTTCTTTGTTTGAAAGTTCTTCACCTCCTTCTTCAAAACCTTAGTAAATATCTTCTTAAATATTTTCTTTATTTGACCTACTACAGCTTGCATAGCGATACCACCTGCAACACTTACAACACTAGCTGTACCTGCTGCTATAACACTTGACGCTATAACTTCTGGTGCAGGTATTGGAAAATCACCAAAGAACGGTACATTAAAAGTAGCTATAGGTTCTTCTGTTGAAGTATTTTTTAAGTTTTTTGGCAGGTTCGTTGGGATCACTTCTTGCTTTATACCTGTTACTTCCTCGTCTTGCTCCTCTTCTTCTGAAGAAGTATTTGCCTTCTCTTCTGCCAAGCCCGACTGAACTTGCTCCAGACTCGGTAAAAGAACTGGATCTAAATAAGGTATCTCCGCTACTGGAAAATCAAAAATTGTTTTAGGAGGATTGAGTATATAGTTTGTATCTGGTAGGTTTGGTAAGTATATTTCGTCCATGACATGATTAAAGAACAGATAGCAAGAGCTACAGCATTTATGTCAGTAGTTGTTTTGCTTCTTATTCTAGCCTTGAGTCCTCTCTATGTCACTATGAGCCTTATGACAAGGCAGATGCAACATAAGACTAATTAATTATTATTGCAAAGATCTTTAATTCGTTGTAAAGGGATAGCAGCCGCTTGCGGTACAAGTGAATTTCCTAATGCGTGGATTCTATTTTTGTCCAATCCTGTGGAAAGCCCATCAGTTTCTCGCAATATTGTGGATTTAACATCATACTTTTTCCAGTTTGGGTCAAGTCTATGTTTTGTGTTTCTCCATCTGGAAGTATTGATACTGCGTCTCTTAGTTTTACTCCCCACCTCACCCCTTCTTTGTTGATTCTGAAAAAGCTTCCGTTCTTGTATTGAACATCTTTCGCTATTCCTCCCTCTATATCTGACGCTGTTGGTGTCGGTAGAAATTCCCAGCATATACCATCTGTCTCGTTGGTGAGCGGCTCCAAGATAGCTTGCTGGAAAAGTTGCCCATTCACATTCATAAAACCCTGTCTCGTAAATGTCTCTGAGAACAATGTCCAATCCATTACTAAGGATCGCTGATACGTTTTCCAAGATGAAGTACTTTGGTCGTACCATGCGTATGGTTCTGAGGAGTTGAAACCATAAACCAGATTTTGAAGTTTCTGTAATGCCTTCTCTTGTGCCTGCCTGACTGATCGACTGACATGGAAACCCACCGCATATGATGTCGTATTGAAAAGGCTCTGCTGTGAATGTTGTGATGTCGTCATGGATAGGAACGTGAGGCCAATGTTTTTTTAATACTTTTTGACAGTATGGATCAATTTCAATAAATTGAGTTGTTTCAAAACCACCTACAAGTTTTTCTGCGGCATAACTAAAACCCCCTATACCTGCAAAGGTATCTAAAAGTTTCATAAATTATTTTCTTGTAATATACCTTATTAAATTTTATTTGGCATTTAAAAACGAATTAATAACAAATTTCTACGCAGCTACCTCCATAGCTGTAATTGTAGAAGCTGCTCTGGCTACCCAATCTGCATCAGTATCAGTTTTGTATCTATTAATAAATAATTCTGAACTGCTACTATAAGGAGTTGCACATTGAACATCATAAGTTAAAGCACTTGTTGATGATGGAGAATCTAAAATTGTACCACTGCATATCCGCATTTCATGAGCATACATTTGTCCAATCATAAAAGTACATTGTGTTCTATTACTAGCAGCATCACCTCTTAAAATTTCAGTACCAGACCTTCTTATATTAAACATTCCATGAATATCACAACCAACAGAAATAGAATAATGAATAAGTATTTTGTTTGATGTAGAACTGGGTGTTATTGATACAGATAATCCTGATATACTTACAAAACTTTGTGATTGAAATGATTGAGTATCTGTTTTTGTATCTGAAACAACTTGAAGAATTTTACCTCCTCCGAAACCTGTAGCAGTTCCAGAGCAGGTTGCATTAGCAGGGAAAGTTACATTACCTGATCCGTCCATAGTAATGGCATCTGCTGTTGCAGAAGTGGATCTTATAGCATTGGTAATTAAACGACTCATGGTTTTGGATTAGCGTCCTTTACAGCTTTGATGTGAGTAGCCCACGTTCCAGTAGTATCTAATTTTCCAGCAACTAAGTCTGCATAGATCATGTCTAATTGATTACCTATTGTGTCATACGTTTTAGAACCATCAGTTGTTCTATCAGTTTGATACTTAATAGCAGCAGCAGCCGTATTAAGTTCAGTTCTTGCAGTATCTATTTTAGATTGCTCAAGAGTTACAGACTTACCATCTTTATCAAACGCACCAGCAGAGTCATCAATAGAAACAACTGTGCCTGCGTATGCTTTGTAAATAGCTTCGTGATCTAGTGCCATAGTGTTTTACCTTAATTATAAGAGATAGCCATTATCCTGCTACCTCCATTACTGTAATAGAAGAGATCATTCCTTCGTTTGTATTAGTAGAATTTCTATTAAGATAATATGTATCTCCGTTTTCACCTGACCACCTTACTTTATAAGTAACTGCACTTGTGGTAGATGGACTATCTAAAAAATGTACACTAATATTTTCTGGACTAAAGTTATCACGAGTTTTATCATAAAAAGAAGCATTAACAGTTCCACCTGCTGTGCCTTTAGCAATATCAGTAGAGTCTCTTCTTAATTGGATAAAGTTGTTTTGAAAGTTATTGTTACAAGCAACTGCAACTGTAAACATAACAAATATTTTATTATTAGTATTTGAAGGAGTAATTGCAACAGACATTCCTGATATGTCAAAAAAATTACTAGATCCAGTTAAGGCTTGGCTTGCAAAATCTGTTTTTGTAGTAGATTGAACTTGAAGAATTTTACCTGTAGCAGAGTTAGTAGTAAGAATAGTACCATCACCATCACTAGGTAATTTAAGAGTGCGATCAGATGCAGGGTTACTATCTGGTGCAGCTATGATTACTGAATTACCACCGCTATGTTTTAGTTTAATCTGGCTCATCCTACCACCTCCATTGCTGTAATTGTTGAAATTCCACCAGCACTAGCACTAGATCCCCTCCTGTTCAAGTATAAAGTAGCTGAACTATTATCAGCAGACCATTGGCATTTATAAGTTGTTGCTGAAGTAGTAGAAGGACTATCTAAAAATATTTTAGAAGTGCCAAAGAAATAGGGATTTGCTCCAGTTGTACCTTTCATCATACCGCCTGTTCCAGTTAAATCAGCGTTTGTTGCAGATGTCGAAACTCCTATAGCTGTAGATCCTCTTAAAAGTCTCCAAATACAATGATAACTTTCTATATCATTACTTCCAAGAGCCAAATCAGGAATTATTAAAATTTTATTTGAAGTTGAAGAAGGAGTAATTGAGACTGATACACCAGTAATATCTGCAAAAGAAGATGCTGTGCTATAACTTGTCGTATCAGTTTTAACTGTTTGAACAACTTGAATAATAGATCCACTAGACATCGCTGAATCTGGCAATGCCGTTAATCCTGTTACTGTTCCGTTTCCGTTAATTGTTACTGGCATAATTAAAGAATAACAAGTATCGCACCACTTGGCACGGTTATAACTGCACCTGAAGCTATTGTAGGCGATATAGCCATAGCATTTTTATTTGCTGTCAATGTGTAAGAAGTAGTAACAGTCTGATCTCCCTCGAAGAAAGCCTGATCTGTTCCACCTCCAGTAGCTCCAGCACCTCCAGCATCGGCAAACTCCAACTGTCCTACAGCAGTAGCACCAGAACCAGAAATACTTTTTACTTTTAAAATTTTATCAGCAGCAATTTGATTATCTGGTAGTTTTATTGTGTAGGACTGACTTGCAGAGTGGTCAGGAGATTCCAGTTTTACACCATGACTATTTTGTGAACAGTTAAGTTGCAACTTACCATTATTACTACTACCATCACCTTTTACTTCTACAGCACCAGAACCATTAGGATTTAATTTTATATTTGCATTAGACTGTGATGTGTTTATTTCTCTTGCCTGTACATCTAAATCTCCTCCTAATTGTGGGGAGGTATCGTCAACAATATCTTGCGTAGGAGTGACTACATCTACAAATTCTAAAGCATTTGCACTACTGTTAACTTTAACAGTTTTACCACCTGCACCACTAAAGTTTGCAGGGGTATCTGTTAAAGAAGCAAATGAAGTTGCACCTGCACCAGCCGATATACCTGCTAGTTTTGTTTTCTCTGCATCAGTAAAAACATTTGTATCGGAGTTTGCTTCATAAGCTGTTTTTATTTCAGCATTAGACTGATCTGCGGTTGCTCCTGTTTCTATTCCTTGTAACTTTGCTAAATCTAAATTTTGTAACTTTGTTTTTTCTGCATCAGTAAAGACATTACTATCAGTTGCATTACCTACAGCAGTTCTTATTTCTGCATCTGTCTGATCTGCGGTTGCTCCTTCTTCAATTCCTCCTAATTTATCTAATATCTCTTGTTGAGCAAATAAAGTTTGATTTGTATTGCTATCTAAATCTGCTTCTGTAAGTACACTACCATCTTGAAAATCAACTGTCTTTATACTTATATTTGTATCTCTTTGTATTTTTATTGCAGCACCATTAGCAGGGGTATTACCAGAAGTAAATGTAATCTGCTGACCATTTACTATATAGTGAGTACCTTGAGTTTTTAAAACACCACCAACTGTTACATCAATATCTGTTTTAGAAATATATGTAAAGCTAATAGAAAAATTTACTTCAGTTCCATTACCTGTGTGGTTAGTAAACGTATTAGTGGTATTAGTTGCCATAGCTTAGAAAAAAGTTTTGAGTGTTTCAGTAGTTTCGTTTTTACGAAGTCCTGATTCCCATAGTAATAGTTTTTGAAACCTCTCATCATATTGTAATTTCTTTTCTTTAGATAGTCCAGTTACACCTTCTGGTAGATTTTTACCAGATATAAATGCTTCTTTAGCTGCTTTTGTATATCTTGTATGTATGCCACTTAATAATTTACCTAAATCATCTCTTGCTGCATCTATAATATCTACTCTCATACTATCGTTTAAATCAGCATTTAAGTAAAATTCATTACCTGTTAATCTAAATAAATCTCTTCTTTCTTCATTTGTAATAGCCTGACCTCTTTTGTTATTTAACGCACCTATTAAATTTAAAAGTCTTGTACCAGCAGGACTTACCAATAATTGATTCATTGCATCATACATTCTTTGCCTTTTACCACCTTCATATAACTGAATAAAAGCAGTTGCAGATATTAAGTTTGCTAATTCATCTGAATCTAAAAGTATTTTACCACCAAATTTATCTTCTGATTTAAGTACATCCGTTGGTGGGCTAAACTCTTGACCAACTGTTTGTAAAGCAGTTAAGACTAAATCGTTGTTTGATAATGACTTTTGTGACCAACCACTTGTAAAAGGATTTAATTCATCTTTACCAAACCCTACAGGTATTTCTATAAACTCTCCTGTTATGTGATGCTGCATTGGTCTTGCTTTAAAATTGCCAAAAGGTGTCTTACCCTTTATTTCATTGATAAGTCTTGCCAACATTATCATTGGTGCATACTTAGGACTTGGCTGACCATCTTCTCCAACAAATTCTCCTGATGCTATCTTTCTATCCATTCTGATATTGCCTGACTTGTCTTGATCAAACAAACCTGAGTTAATTGCAGTCTTAACATTCTTCTGCAAACCACTTAAAGGTACAGCTAAAGTTGCAAGTCTGTTCATTAGATAACCATTAAGAGTAGATTCATTTCTCATTACTTGTACTAACTCTGTAATACCTCTTAGGTAAGACTTGTCAGCTAAGTTGTTATACATAGCAGCCATAGCAGTTTGATATAAACTATCTTTTTCTAACTGTGCCTCTTCTCCTAATAGACCAGTAACTTTTGCTAAATCTGCTGACGTAGATAAATACATTGCAAAAGGGTCTAACCTTTTATAACTAACATACTTATAAGCTAATTTGCCATCTGCACCTCTTACATATTTTACGTCAGGAAATTCAGGGTGTGGTATTACTTCATAACCTTTACCTTCTAATCCGTACTTTTCTATATCTTCCTCTTTAACAAGAAATCTAAAACTATAAGGTAAGAATCCTGTAGCTAATAATTTTTCTCTAGCTGCTTTGTTTGCAGGTAATCCACCTGTTATGG